TAAATAGATAATTTAAAATGAATACATAAAGAAAACATTGATAACTTAATAAAACCGGTTCGCCAAAACTTAATTTTATTGTTTATCTTTTTAGTTGTTTTTTTAGTTGCTTATCACTTACAAAAATCATTTTAAATCAATTATTTAAAATTGTCAATAGTTTTTAATAAAATAATTTAAAATATTTTTGTCAATCTCCAAGAAAGGTTGATAAATCAATGCTTTACACGTTTGAAAAAATTAAAGAATTATCGAAAAAACGGGGTCTTTCTTTAAATCAGCTAGAAGAAAAGCTGGGTTATAGTAGAAATACTTTGTATTCTTTAAAGCGTCAAAATGTCAGCACCAAACGCCTGCAAGAAATTGCGGACTATTTAGAAGTGTCTGTTGATTATTTACTAGGGAAGTCGGAAACCCCTACTATTGCTTCTAATGATCAATCAGGCCAAACCGCCCTTAATGTTGAAGACATGGCCCAAAATGTCATGATGTTTGGCGGGCGTGAATTAACTGAAGAAAAGAAGAAAGTAATTCAATCCATTATAGAAGCATATCTAAAGGGGACTGAAGAATAGGTATAACGCCTTGACTGAAAAAGAAATTTTAAAGGGTTATGATATTACCGTACATACTTTTAACGGCGATCTATTGCCTGATGAAGTCGGTTTTTACGATCCTAAAACCCGGACCGCTTTCATTTCCGATAAGCTAAACAAGCGGGAAAGAATGAAAGTATTACTTCATGAATTAGGCCACCTGGACCACACCACGGCGGAATATAATAATGCTAGGGTACGCTGTGAGAATGAAGCAAATAGAAACATGATCCATCATTTATTAAAAGACGCCCTTTCTCAATTAGAGAATAAGGCGGATTTTAACTATATGAATTTCATGGAGTATTACCAGCTTACCACTGTCACGGATGAAATAATGATCAAGGAAGAATATAAAGCCTTAATTTAGGAAAAGGAGTTTAAAAAATGAAAATTGGAGTTAGAACGCCCAGCCTTAAAAAGAGTTTTAAAGCTAGGACAACCGGAAGAATAAATAGAGCTTTAAAAAAATCAGTAAACCCCTTATATGGAAAAAAAGGAATAGGATATATTAAAAACCCTGAAAAGGCGATTTATAACAAGGTTTATCACAAGGTAACCGTTGACCCTTTAAAACCATTAAAGAACGGAAGCTGTAATAATACCAAGCGAACGGCGTCGGAACCTGAATTGGTAGGGTATAGCTTTTATAGAATTGAAACTAAAGAATATATTTGTAATAAAGTAATGTATATTCTTTTAGCTGTATTCCTAGGAATTTTTGGGGCGCAATATTTCTATTCAGGCCAAAAGAAAAAAGGCTTCCTGTCCCTGTGTTTCTTTTGGACTACTGTACCTTTCTTTGTTGGTTTATATTGTGCCTTAGTAGCCTTGTTTTTAAAAGCTGATACAAACGGGAATATAAAAATAATTGATAAAGAAAAAATAAAAACGGATCAACTTGCCGGGGCAAGTGAAGCCATGAAACAAATAGAGAAGTATTCTATTCCATTAATGACTACTTCAGATCTTGAAATCTATTCGGATTCATTGAAACACACCTTAGACAATCTTTCTAAACTAGCGCCATTGTGTGAAGCTTTTCCGGAAAATAAGGAAGTTAGGGCTTTTGCTGAATCCGTTGAAGGGATGTATAAAGGCCTAGAAGGTGAAGAAAGTAATTTCATTAAACGTTATTATTCCGAGCAGTTAGAAGTTTCTAAAAGGTCAGATAACCCGGAATATTTGGAAGTTAGTAAACAGAAATTAATTGATTCAGGAATCTTTTCAGATTCAGGAATAGAATTAATCGAACTTTTATACAAATAAAAAACCTTCCCGGCTTTGGCAAGCTGGAAAGGAAAAGATAAAGAAATACTATGTTCAAAGGTAGTATAACAAATTCATTTCACTTTTTCAACTATGCGGGCAAGCAAGAAAGGAAAAGACAATGATAAAGAAATATACTACTACAAGCGGGGAAACTCGCTATTTACTCCAAACCTATTTAGGCGTTGATCCTTTGACCGGTAAGGAAAGAAGGACCACGCGCCGGGGGTTTAGAACTCAAAAGGAAGCTAAACAAGCTGAAAGAAACCTACTTTTAGACATTGAAGAAAACGGCCTTCCAAGTGCCGGGACTTCCCAGCTTTTAAATCCGACATTTGAAGAACTAGCTTCGCTGTGGTTGGAAAATTATAAAACCACGGTCAAGCCTACCACATTTGAAAATGTCCGGTCCAAGGTTGAAAAAATGACTGAGGAACATTTTAAAGGGCTGAAGCTAAAACAAATTACAGTCACATACTGCCAAAGAGTGGTTATTGAATTAAGTAAAAGCTATGTCCTATATAACCATTATCTTTCTGTTATTAACCGTATTTTTAAGTATGCTGTATTAATGGATGTACTCAATTCAAACCCTTTCGATAAGGTGATCAAACCGAAAAGCCGGCAAACTCAAAGGAAGGGGAATTTCTTAACCAAGGAAGAATTAAAAGAATTTTTAAAACTAGCGCAAAATGCTACGCTATCTTATTTCTTTCCGCTGGTCCATTTAATGGCTTATACCGGCCTTAGACAAGGTGAAGCCATAGCCCTGAAATGGTCTGATATTGATTTTGAAGATAAAAAAATCACTGTCAATAAAACAGCGGTCAGGATCAAAGAGAAACAAAGTCTTCAAACACCTAAAACAAAAAATAGCAAGCGCGTGATTTCTATTGATCCTAACACTCTTTCAATCTTGAAGAATTGGAAAAAGGACCAAATAAAGATTTACTTCAAGAATGGCAAACATTTTGAAGGTGATGATAATTTCATTTTTACAAATCAGCGGGGCGATTGGGTACATATTCATAATTTCATTCCCTATTTCAAACGCTTCGTAACTGACCACGGTCTAAAACCAATCACACCCCACGGCTTACGACATACACACGCTTCATTGTTATTTAGCGCTGGTGTGGACCCCAAAAACATTTCCGATAGACTAGGACATAGCACTATTAAAATCACACTAGATTTATACACCCACATAACGGAAGAACAGCGGACTGATACCGTGGAAAAACTACTTGAATATATGGTAATATAAATATGTCGTATTCAATCCCGTATTCAGTCAGTTCCAGCTCCTCAGAAAGTCAGTGTTATCAAGGGTTTAGG